CCAGGGACAAGCGTAGTCTACATAACGAATCACGTAAGTATCCATGACATCCTCCTTCTTGCCAAGCCCAATGCTCAGCAGCTTCAAGGGGGATTTTACCCGCAGCCTACGAAGTACAGAAGGAAAGCGCCGGTCGAGACAGGTAGTGGTGGAAGAAGCAGAAAGACACAGAAGGTAGGAAGGGGCAGGCTGGTCGGTGTCGAGAGCCAAGCGTCCGTCGAGCGCCGATGGGGCTACATGCACCAGGCCCCAGGGCCTGTCAACTGCCCATTCCCGCAAATGCAATTGGCATGACAAGCGTGGTTTGCTTGGCATGACAATTGCGATGAGGACAATGGGCTTGACAGGCCCCGACGCGGCAAGGGGTAAGCTCCCCCGAAGCTGCTGTGCGGTTACACCCACGACTTCCTTACAGGGACATGTTTAGGAGGACTTTCCATACGAGCTAGCGAGCTGCGGAGCGTTCGAGCTTGCTCGACGCGTAGCGTATCAATAAATCGGACGACTGGTCCCTGAATCAAACAAATAACGAGGAGAGAGCCTAAAAAGAACCCGCGAAGCGGATCTAAACGTCTATCTCTCTCGACGCGAAGTGGGCCGGAGGCCGCTCTGATAAGAACGCGAAGCGACCATAGCGCGGCCTATCCCCGAGCTTATATCGGGGAGTTGGGAATGTCACATAGAAAGTAGTAGCATAGCAAGACCCTCGAAGGGCTCGACCCGTTGGACTGTTGGTTACCAGCCACGACGTGAGGACGAGCTATAAAGTTCTGGACTGACGATGACGGTCCAGGTCGAGCCTGTCTCGGACCAAGGGAGGGGGGTAGGCCCGTCTCGTGGGTTCCCTAGGGCGTAACCGGCCCAGTATTATAGATATCCCAACGCACCCTTCGGACAGGCCTAAAATAGTCCTTGACAAGTAGCCCAGATATGCTATATACTATCCATAGTATGACTATCTGGCCAGATAGCTAGACTATGGTATGCCTGGCGAGCAAGCTATGGTCTTCCCTTGTCAGACCCTAGGTATCCCACCCCCACAAGTACTAGCTAGAAAGGGCTAGTCCAGATGGCTTGACCATAGTCTGGCCAGACCAGGCGATTTACACAATACTCTGGTGTAAATTGCTGGGGGGACCCTACCCCCTGTGAAAATGGGTGCTAGCCATATAACTTTTTTAGTCTAAAAGCTTGACATCGGGGATCGTCTCATGGTATAATTCCCTTTTGTAGTAACTAACGACTTCCCGTACGGGACGCTGGGGTTGAGCGGGTGGACCCCGCCCTCTTGCCACCTACTCCCCCAGCACTATTTTGGAGGGCAGGGGTATGGAACTTCGCAATATTAGGACAGAAATTGCTATCTTGGACCGGAATATTCAGGTAACACTGTCCTATGGGCCTTGGGGTGCTTGCTCTGGGCCCTGTGACTCCTTGGGCGAGGCCTGGCAAAAATGTGCCAAGAACGCCTTTAGGGCTTGGGTGAAGCAGAGTGAGCGAGATGATGACTGAGGTCCCCATTGGGAAGCGGATGGTCCCGGTTGAGTACGTCTCGGTTGTTGACTACCCGGACCTTCACGGAAAGTTTCTCTGTGATGCCAAAGGGCCCCGAATTCTAATTGTCCAAGAGGCTGACGCGGTTCAGCGAGCTGAGACTCTGGCTCACGAGATCACGCATGCCTGGCTCTATTTTACTGGTGTTCACAACGTTCTTAAAGCGGGGCACGAAGAGCTGCTCTGTGACGCTTTTGCTCCCTACCTTACTCAGCTTCTAAACCATGTGGCACGAGCCTAAATGTACCTAGCCGACCTAACCACTCAACAGAAGTTTGAACTCTGCTTGGTTCGTATCCTCCAAGGACTGAGCTATGCAGAGCTGTCGGCCTATATAGCCGAAGAGTGGGCCTTTGACGTCTCTAGACAGACTATTGGAAACTTCATCCGGTCGGAGGAAGGCCAGGACGTCATGGCCCAGGCCTACGACCACCTGCGGAAAGAGTATAGCAACGAGCCGGTAATCGAGAAGTCAACCAGGGTCATGGCCCTGCGGGAGCAGGCTCTAAAACTACAAGCTCTCCTAAGAACTCTCGCGGTAGACACGCCTCCTTGGGTTGAGTACTCACAGGAGTTTAGACAGTACATCAAGCAGATTGCTATTGAGATGGATGGGATTCAGGTCAACGTATCAGAACACAAGGCAGCGGCCGAAGTGGCTATTGAGGCTGCCCTAGCCAAGCAGCAGAAACGCAAACTAGAAATCGTAAAGTAGGAGGGCAGCATGGTAACAGTAATTAATGGGCCTAGGGCCAGCGTGATGGGATCACAAGGGCCAGTCAATCCAGAGGACGGGCCTGGGCTTCCGGCTGAGCCACCGATCGCGCACAAAACACGCTCTCCCAAGACCTACCAGGGATCACAGAGAATTTCAACGCTATTAGATTACTGTCCCGCGGGAGTCCGTCGGTGGGTCCGAGTTGCTGGAAAAGACTACGAAATTATCCAGCTAAATTAGTAAATGAACGCACAGCTCTCCGACATCTACTCTGACTGGGACCTCCGGGTTGAGTATAAGAAAGCATTCTTCGCAGCCCTAGGGCACGTTCCTCACGGGGGCCAAGAGCTCATACACTATAAGCCCTGGCGGTACCACGTTGGGGTCTGGGGCAGGCGAGCGGGGAAGTCAGAAGGCGCGGCCAACGAGGTCATTGAAGAAGCCTCGTGGCCGGGACGACGGATTTGGATTGCAGCGCCCACATACCCACTCACAGACAAGGTCTTCCGTATTGTCTACAAGGCCATTGTTGAAAACGAGTGCTTGGGATCGGGAGCCGTAGTAAGAGCCAGTTACGATCCAAAGGGACAGCGATTCATCCAGCTGGCTGGGGGTGGCTTCATTGAAGGCAAGACCTGTGAGAACCCCAAGGGCCTTCTGGGCGAGGGCCTCCACCTACTCGTCTTAGACGAGGCGGCGCAGGTGGCCTCAGAAATATGGGATACCTACCTAGGCCCGACCCTGGTTGACCAGAAAGGCCGGGCACTATTCATTACAACTCCCCGAGGATATAATTGGATCTACGACCTCTGGTCAGAGGGAGGGGTGGAAGTTGGGCAATTGGCTGGTTGGTCTCGTTCACACATTAAAACGGCGGATAACCCGTACTTGGACCCCACAGAACTTGACGACATCAGACGTCGAACAGATCCGGCGACTTACCGTCAAGAGTATGAAGCGTCGTTCGAGGCTAAGAAAGGCGTTGTCTACTCGGACTTCTCAGACACCTACAAACACAAAGGGGGGCATTGCTTTAGCAACGATCCGGACAATCCGTCCTATATCCACATCTCGCCCCACTGGACGCACTACCGAGGAGTAGATATTGGCCTAGCCAATCCTACTGCGTGCTTGTGGGCGGCTGTAGACCCCCATCACAACGTCTATATCTATGACGAGTACTCGCTGTCGGGGGCCCTGGTCAAGGAACATGCGGAGAATATTGCCGCAAAGACTCGATACCCAGTTCTAACTACCTATATTGACCCTGACGCGGCCAAAACCAACAACCAGACCGGCCATACCACGCAGGAAAACTACGCGAAGTACGGAATTTTCTCAGTTAAGGCGGTCAATGACATTCCGTATGGAATTCAGACAGTGGCCGAGTACCTCCGCGCCACTAAAGAGGCCAATCCAACTGGGCCCCGGGTCTATATCTGCTATGAGACGTGCCCTGGGCTACGAAAGGACCTGGTCCAGTACGAGTGGGACGAGAACCGCTCCGTCGTTATTGAAAAGAATGACCCTGACCGGCCCCGTGCGTACAACAACCACCGGCCGGACGCACTCCGATACATTCTGGCGATGAAGCCCCGGTACGTTAGTGAGCTTCTTCTCCGACCTCAAGACCTTGAAATGCCGCCCACCGAACCTAATCCAGGTCGTTGGGAGGGCCGACCATCAGCGGGACTATAATGTGGGTTAAGATACTAAAGATTGTTATTGCCATCCTTCCTTCCGTCCTTGATCAGATTGATAAGGACCCAGCTATTCCGCTCCAGCGGGCCCCGAAAGCTAAGTAATGGCTGAGTCCCCGATCAACACTGGCCAGCCTCCGTTCAACACGGACCCGAACCAGCTTCTCCCTGATAAGGAGATGATGAAGCTGGCTCTGGAGCGGTGGGAAGCGGCGAAGGACTGGAGAGCTGGGAAAGAGACGCAGTGGCAGCGTTGGTATAAGCTATACCGCTCCTACGCTGAACGGAAGAACTGGCCACATAGTGTCAGCCTGTTCATTCCCCTGGTGTGGTCTACGGTTGAGTCCTTTCTCCCTCGCCTTGTTACCCAGAAGCCCAGCATTATTGTTGAGTCCAGGGGAGACGAGAAGCTCCCCGCCGCGGCAAACCATCGACAGGTTTTAGACTACCAGTGGTCCGCGCTCAAGATCCCGATGGTAATTGAGCAGTGGGAAAAAGAAGCCTTAATCTACGGGACCGGCATCGTTAAAACTGGGTGGGAAAAAAAGACGATGCACCGGAAGTTCCGGATGAGCACGGAAGACGGCCGCTCCGCTGAAGCGGAAGACCCAGAGTTTGTAGTCCGGGACGCTCCGTTTATTGCCCTGGTCCCACTAGAGAACTTCTACCCCGAGCCCGGCGCTCCTGATATTGTCAATGCTCGCTACGTCTGTGAGCGTAGCAAAAAGACTTACTGGGAAATTGAGGCCCTGGCCAAAGAGCTTGGCTGGGACATGGGAGCGGTTAAGAGGCTAAAAGACAAGCATCTCTCGAACGCGGACGTTAGTGGGCAGGATAAGCTAAAGACTGACCGCGAGGGAACGTTTGGAACGTCGGATTCCAGGCAAGCCAAGAACCGAGCCCAGATTTGGGAGTTCGAGCTGGTTGAGTATTGGGAAGACGGGCGGTACTGTGTTGTGGTCACGGACCCAGAGGAAATCCTGGTTAATGACTACAACCCGTTCTGGCATGGTAAGAAGCCTTACCTCCGGATCGTAGACAACTCGCTTCCGGGCGAGTTCTATGGGGTCGGGGAGCCCGAGGTCCTGGAGTCGATTGCCACAGAACTGAATGCTCTCCACAACCTGCGCCTAGAGAGCGTTAACCGCTCTGTCTTCCAGATGTGGAAGGTTCGACTCGGAAGTCCTATCACTCCTAATACCACTGAGTTCAAACCCAGCGGGATTGTCTGGGTTACGCAGCAAGACGACATCGAGCCTCTGTACCAGCACCAGCCTAATATGGCCCTCTACCGTGAGGAAGACGGGCTTCGGACATGGGCTCAGATTGCGACGGGCGCGAACGATAACTTCCAGGGGGTGGGCTCAGACTTACAACAGGAGACAGCAACCGGGGCCTCGATTCTGGCCCAGGCGGCGGCGTCCCGTGTTGGAATGAAGTTTCTCCAGCTCTCGTCTATGGGCTTAGAGCCACTGGGCGAGATGCTCATTTCTCTTAATGAGCAGCATATGGAGACGGAGCAAACGATTAAGATTGTGGGCCCGGAGGGTCTGCTGCACCAGAAGCTTGGTCCCGCCGACTTAGCCACTAATGGCGTTCTCTTGGACGTCAAGTTGGACATTGGGGCGACTGATCCCATTAACCGCGAAATGAAGCTCCAGAAGGATATGAACCTTCTGCAAATCTTCATGCAGCTGTACGGTGACCCAAACCACCCAGCTATTCAGGTGCTGATCAAACGTATTCTGGACCTGGGCGATATTCACATTGATGAAGAACTCTTGGCTGTTCAGCCAAATCCGGCTAATGTGGAGGCCTCGGGCGGTCAGCCCGGCTCGCCCCCGGCCGTCGAAGACGGCCCTAACATCCGAGATGTTCTTGGAACAGCGGAGGGCGGATAGTAATGTTTGACATGGATAGAGGAACGGCCCAGGCCCTAACCGAGCTTGGTCGGACCGACGTTGGAAACGTAATATTTAGCTGGCTAGACCAGCTAGTTGAGAGCCGTAAGGAACGACTAGTAAGCCACAGGGGGATCGCTAGCATCCCCGACCTGTGGCATGACCAGGGGTTTATTGCTGGAGTAAAAGCAGTGGGACAGTTATTCTCAGCTGCTGAGACTCTAGCAGTCTCTAAGGACCAATCGACCACGATTGATGATCCGGACCCCGCCTACTTGGGTGCTAGCCCCATCGACCCCCGCAGGAGCTAACATGGGAGTCATTAGTAAGCCGGGTGGCCGCTTTGGTCCCCCTGAGACGGATAAGCCGGGCTCAGAAACCAAGGCCCGCTCTGGTAGCGCGTACCAGTCGGGTGTTAAGGCTGGGTTTAGTATTAGTGGTGGGTCCAGCATCGACGCTGTGCCCGTAAAGCCGAAGTCTCCGGTAATGGTTGGCCGTGAAGGCGTGCCAAATACTGAGCTTGGCGAAAAGGCAGTTAACTAACGCCCGACTAAGGGCTTGACAATCTTCCACCAACGTGGTAAGATAGAATTGAGTTTAATCTGAATGCTTAGGCAAGCTGTCCAGACCCTCACGGGACGAGGCGGTGAGCAGGTAGAGGATTCCGACGACATTTATTTGTCGGGATACAGCCCTAGCGAACCGCAGACCGCGCAAAGTGAGGATGGAACAAACAATAGGCAGGACGAACTGAGTACACTCCAGGCTACAGTGGAGCGGCTAAGTCAGAATTACGAGCAGCTGAATGGGCGGCTCGCTGATAAGGACCGGTTCATTGGACAGCTGGAGCGGGAAAACCAGCGATACGAGGCAATGCAAAGTGCCTCGGCGGGACGGCAACCCCAACCGGAGCCCGACCCCGTGCTGGATGCAGAGACCGCACAGCTCTTTGCTGAGAAGTACAAGGAAAATCCTGAAAAGGCCCTTGTTGCTCTCGCGGAGCATCTCGACGCTAGGACTCAAGGCCGTATGAGTGAAGACCAGCGTCGGCGGGATCTGGTGCAACAGGCTACGGCCAGTGTGCAGGCCGCTGAGCGCAACATTCTGCGCCAGGTGGACCTGGCAGTCCAGGACTTAGGCCCGGCTGCGGCGGAAGTGGTTGGTGACTTTATTGACCTAGTCCGTCGTGGTAATGGAACGCCCCAGAGTTTTTCTGAAACTTGGCTTGGGCGAGAACTCCAAAGTGACAGTGCAATGGCACGGTCTACTCAAGGCGTATATCGCCTAATCGAGCTAGAGACCCTGAGACGCCAGGGGAACACCCGGCCGCAGGCTGAGGCACAGACTTATCAGGCCCAACCGGCCCGACAGTCGTCCTCGGTGATGCGTCCTTCGGCTCCTTCCCGAAACGTGTCTGCGCCCTCTGATGGCACAGACAATGAAATTTCCGTTGAAGACCGAATTGCTGAGGCAATTGTCAACGCCGCTCGCGGCGACGACGCCCAGCAACGAGGAGTCTTCCTCGGGTAGTGAGGTAATTAGTAGTGGCTACCATTCGTGAGAATGCTCGCGCTACCGCCGCCGACCAGGGGATTCTCGCTGTACGTCGTATCATCGACATGCACGAGAAGATTCTCCTGTTAGAGCCAAATGCCTCGCCTCTAACGGTTCTCCTGTCGCGGTTGGACCGGGAGTCGGTATACAACCCTGAGTTTAAGGTGATGAAGGACGAGCTTCTGCCCGTCGTCACAGCCATTAACTCAGCGGCTGGTTATACCGCTACTGACACCGTCCTGAAGGTTGACAATGATGAGTACTTCGTTGTTGGCTCTCTGGGCCTGTTCCCGCGCATTGATGAGATGTTCCGTGTTACGGCCATCTCAGCAACTGACTCCACCATTACTGTGGGTCGTGACTATTCCGGCGCTAGCAATAACGCCGCGGTGGTTGACAACGAGCCCATCTTCATCCTAACCGACAGCAATGCTGAAGGTGCCGATGTTGGGAGTGGTAAGTCGGTTCTGGAGACCTCTGACACCAACTACACGACCATTTCCCGTACTCCGTTCGAGCTCACGGGAACCCTGATCGCGTCTGACCTTTACGGGGGGCCCGACTTCCCGTACCAGGCCAGCAAGAACGGTATCCAACATCTGCGCAAGCAGAACTTGGCCGCTTGGTTTAGTCAGAAGAAGCAGGTAACTTCTGGTTCGACTCCAATTCGTACCACTGGTGGTATTGACGAGCATATTACTACCAACGAGACCGACGTGGGTGGAAACCTGACGACCTTGGAGCTGGTTAGCTTCATCCGTCCGATCTTCCGCTACGGCGAGTCTTCGACCCGCGCCTTCTTCATGTCCCGCGAGGTTGCGGACGCTATCTCGCTCATTGGCTTGAACCGTGTGGAAGTGGTCCCCGAGACCAAGTCCTTCGGTATCGCGCTGGAGAGCTGGTTTAGCCCGCATGGTCGTTTGAACTTCATGGTCGAGAATATCTTCTCGGACATTGACCACATCCGCGAGCGTGGTTACGCCGTGGACCTTACTCAGTACGGCTACCGCTTCTTGCAGGGCCGTGACACCCATATCCGCACTAACGTGCAGACTCCAGGTGTTGACGGTCGCAAGGACGAGTACCTGTCCGAGTGGGGCATGCAGCGTGGTCAGGAGAAGTCCAGCGGTCGCCTCAAGGGCGTCCAGTTGGGTGCGTAATTTATAACCCTATGGTCTAGAAGCTGGGGGAGACACGCCTCCCCCAGCCCCATAGGCTCTCAAAGAGAGGTTCTGTAGATGGTATTTTTCCATCGGATGCGTGAGGGACGAGTTGTTCTTGAGCCCTCGACCTTTGAATTTATCAAAGAGATTGGCGTTGAAGGACAGCGCCGAGTCCCGAAGTGGGGAAAGACAGTTGGCTTCCAAGGCATCCCCGACTATCGCTATAAAGGTAAAACCTGGCGTGGTCAGCAAGATGTTAAGGATGGTGAGCTGTGTTCCCTCTTGATGTCCCACCCTAGCTACGGCACGGACTTCATTGCCTTCTCTGATGATGGCGGCGAGGCCCAGTTAGTCGATAGCTTCTTTGAAAAAGCAGAGAACGGAACGGTCTACTGTTGGTTAACTGATCGGTCTTTTGTAAACGAGCAAGGTGCGGCAGGTCACAAGTCGTCCAAGACGTTTCAAGAGGCTGTTGAAGCCTACCTAAACCAGGCTCGGAACCGATTCTCTAGATAACCCGTCTGGGACGTGTACCCTTAGCTCGTTAGCTTTGGGAGAGTCCCATACCATGGAGGTAAGACGTGGGTGTTTCCGGCGGGTACAGCCAAGCTGCGACCCCCAGCATGCGTGTTCCGATGAAGGTCGATGGTGTTCTGTTGTCGGGGACCGAGGTCAACTCGGCCACGGAGACGAACACCGACGCGGCTGCGCCCAAGGGCGCAGCGCGAGTCGGCGTTTTCATCAATATTGCAACTGAGGACAGCTCGGACGGTACCCTTGACGTTGACATTGAGCAGAGCCCGGACAAGGGGACCACTTGGGTAAACATGCCCCAGTCAGCTGACAGCGAGACTGTTGCTGACCTGGCGCAGTTTACTGCGACTGGTTCCAAGTTTGCGTGGTTTGAGCACTGTGGAGACGCCGAGTTTACTCGGGTCCGCGCAGAGCTTGACCAGGCAGGCCTGACGGCCTCCGAAGGCTTCACCTTCGGGCCGTGCTTCTGGTTCTTCTCAAACGTTGACTAAATAAGTCCTGGCGGGTTCGCCCGCCAGGCAAACTTTTAAGGGCTGAGATTATGGGCAAGACTTTGGAGTTCCCAAAGGGCACCACTATTACACCAAGCCAGCCAATTATCTATATTGGCATGACAGCATATCGAGACATTGAGCAGAAAACTGTTCAGTCTCTCTTTAATGCTCTGGGGGCGCTTCCCTACCAGTTTCGTTTAGCAACCCACACGTCCACTAATGTGTGGCGGGGACGAAATGGGATCACGGAGGCATTTCTAAAGACTGCTGCTGACTACTTAGTCTTTATTGATGCGGACATGGTCTTTGTTCCCGAGGACCTCAACACACTTATTAAAGCAGCTATTGATACTCCCGAGGCAGGAGTTATTGGTGGCTTCTATGTCTCCCGGGACGAGAATCTTCGACCGCTTATTAGCTGGACGGATGAGAAGGGACACCAACTCCCCGCAGAGCAGTGCGTAGCCCGGACTCTTGAGAGTCGGGGCCAGCTAGTCCCGGCCGACCTAATCCCAACCGGCTTCATGCTCATTAAGCGAGCTGTTCTTGAGGCGTTGGAAGACCCGTGGTTTCATACTACGACGGAAGTGGAAGAAGACGGAACCATCCACCACTTCTCATCGGACAATGTGTTTGTCCAAAAGGCCCAGAAGGCTGGGTTTGGGACGTACGGACACTTTGGCATCGAGCTGGGCCATGTAGGTAACTTTGTTTACCACCCAGCCCATATGTGGCCCCAGCTCGAAGCCTGGTCTTCCATGAACCAGATTGTTGAAGCTAAAGAGACATTTGGCCAACAGTTTGGCTATAACTCTAAGGCGTACTGGGATTCGCTTTACTCCTTGGAGGCCCAGCTTGGGCGAGTTAGACAGTACCCAACACTACATAACGCCATAATGGCAGGAATCCAGCCCCATTGGACGGTGCTAGATGTGGGGTCGGGCCCGGGTGTTCTGGCCTCCCAGATTGCCCAGGTGGCCACGGCGTGTGAGTGTTTGGACCTGTCCGATGTGGCAGTCCAGCTGTGTAACTCGCTCGGTCTTACCGCCCAGCAGTGGGACCTAGTGCAAGACCCGGTTCCTGTCGGGATGCACCAGGGCTATGACTGTGTAGTCTGCACAGAAGTTCTAGAGCATTTGGAAGACCCGGGGGCCGCGATCAAAAAGCTCTATAGTCTCTTGAAGCCAGAGGGCCTAGTGATGGTCTCGGTCCCGGACGACCGCCTTCCCCCTGAAGAAGAGCCGGAGCACGTTAGAACCTACACTGCTGCGAAGCTGGCAAAGCTGATGCAGCCTTTTACGAACGTATTCGTTGAGCCGATTGCTGGCTACTTGCTGGCAGTGGGCATAAAGCCAGCCAAGAAAAAGTGAACTTAGCCCAATTCCGAACGCGTGTTCGAGCCTATGCCAACGACCCTGCAACTGGGGGAACATTTGGCAAAACGGGAGTCAATGAGCTCTTCCCCGATGCCCTAATTGATGGTATTGGGGCTGAGGAGTATAAACAAGCTTGTAACCTAATCCGGCGTCATGCGCCAGGCTTCTTTCAGAAGACCTTGGTAACAGCAACTAGCTCAACACAAGTCCATACCTGGCCCTCGGACTTCGTGCGGTTGGTAAGCCCCCCCGTGGTAGCAGACGACGGTACCAGCCTTGAAACAGACGAGACCGAAGGGGCTGAGGTTGAGCTGGGGGTTCCTGGTATTGTTCACGCAACTCTCGCAGCGGGCTCTCCAAGAGTCTGGCTGCCCCAACAGGGCGGGTTTAGGCTGTACCCCAAGGTGACAACCGCTGGGAGCAAGGCCCTGTTGCTCCGCTATGAGTATATACCCAGCTTTCCAAGCACCGCAACAGACGTGTTTACTTGGCCAGACAACCACAGCACGATCCTGGTCACCCGAACGGCTAAGACTCTGCGAGAGATTTCGGGGATGAATGCTCAGTTCTTAATGGCCCAGGGCGGGCGGTTAGAACAGGATTTGCTAGTAGACCTCAAGACGCTCAGCCTCATGCCTATACAGTTCCCGTCCTCTTACTATAGAGACGACTACCCCAAGGTTTCTAAACAGGGCCAGGTGAAGTAGCGTGGCAGCAATCACCCTGTTGCCGGTTAATAACCCGCTTGGGTTTGCGACTAAGGGGCATGTCTATACTCAGCCCAGTCTAGTCAATGCGGAGAACTGGTGGCCAGGAACTTATGATATTGGGTCGTTAGAAGTCGTTCCTGGGTTTTCTACAATCGGCACGGGCCCAGGCGGAGCCGGGAACCTTATAACGATCGCTAGTGGAGAAAAGGCCTCTACCCAGACGCGGCGCTACTTTGTCTCTGCTGATACGTCTACCTGGCTGATCACTACCAGCGGGACAGCAACTGAAGTCTATACCGGGCTTACGACTGACACGCCCCACACCGTCGTTTCGTTTGGGGATATGGTCCTCTTCTTTCCCTACAATAGCGCGGACTCGCCGTACAAGCACGACTTTAGCTCTGTCACAGCTAGCTCAATGACAACTATTGGGCTTGTTCAGCCAGACGTTGCTAGCTCGGCCGCTGCGACTGATGGGGACGGAAGCGTCCGCGGTGTTGTTAAATACTTTGTTGCTTATGTCTCCGGAACTGAGGCTTTGGCGCTATCTGTAGCTTTCGGGGAGATTGATGCGGGCGACGGGTCAACCGTCGTTCTCACAACCCTGCCGACAGAAGCGGGAAAGAATCGGTGGATCTACCGGACTCGGGAAAATGGGGAGCAGCCCTACTTCTGTGGCTCTATTGACGACGACACAACGACCACGTTTACCGACGATATCGCAGATTTTGAGCTTGGGTTCCCCCCGCCCCTAAGCGGACAGCCACCGCCGGACGGCACCAAATACGCAGTTGTGTACAACAACCGCGTGTTCATTTCCGGGGAAGAGCCCCATATTGTGTCGTACTCGGACCTCAATAAGCCCGAGTCCTACAATCTGTTTTCTACCTTTGTGGTGGGTCATAAGGATGGGGACCAGATTAGTGGGCTGGCGAAGGTTCGGGGGTCGGTGATCGTGTTCAAGCGCAATCACATCTACAAGATCCAGGGGCGGGACCCCGAGGTTGACATGATTGGGGTTGAGGACGTGCGCTCAGACGACCCCCACGCGAAGTCAATCGGGTGCCCGGACCAAGGTGCGCTGTGTAGTACCCCTGAAGGGATCTTCTTTTATTACAATTGTGGTTTCTACCTAATGGGGAACCAATGCACGGTCCAGCCGATCAGTCTGCACTTCGAGGACGAGCTTCGGGACGACATAAACCAAGCAAAGCAGGAAAACATTCGGTGCTGGTTCGATCCCAACCGGCGCGTGGTTTATGCCAGTGTGCCTACTGGTTCGTCGGAATACCCAAATCGGACATATTTATACTTCCTGGACTACAACGCTTGGTACAAGATGAGCGTTGGCTTTACTGCGGGCACTGTGGTGGAAATTGGGTCAGACGGAAACCCACCGGACGGGTTTCAACTATGGGCTCACTATAATGCTAGTGCGCCAACCCTTGTCGTCCAGCGGCTGGACCACCCCACTGCCACGGACTTTGATGGCGACGCTATTATTGCCCAGGCGGAGTGGCCCCCGCAGCGACTAGGGAACCCGGGCGACCTCACGAACTGGCTGGGGGGCCGAATTACCTTTGACGTGGCGGACACAAGCACAAGCCTTCAGCTTCGCTATAATCTGTACGCAAAGTCTAGTGGTGACATCACTATATCGATTCCGCTACAGAAGTCTGGGTTTGAGAGATGGACTAAAACCTTCTCGCTTGGTTATATTGCAAATGAGCTCAAGGCCCTGTTGTACTGGCCGGGGGGCACAGTACGGCCGGTTGTCCATGCCCTTGACTTCAATGCCGGGCCTGAGACTCAGGATGTTAAGCTCTAATGTTTGGACCAGCTGACGGCCAGCAGAAGTTCACTGTCCCAACGGTCTGTGATGTAACAGCGGATGCGGTCAATAATGCCCTTCAGAGCATAGGGAATCAGCTAAACGACAACGTCTCGCCCATTCTAAAGAACTTTGATAAGGAGTCGGGGAAGGGGCTGAAGGTTCAGTGTGGGTCTATGCTGGCCCGGACCGTCCAAGTGGACGACCCCCTCAACTGGACTTCCGAAGTATCGAGTGAACTAGAGGCGGGGCGAGCCTGGAACGCTATAGCGGTTAATGGAGCCAAGACGTTTCTCTACGGGGTTAGAAACCTCCCCAGCTCCAGCAACGGGGCCTTTGAGATTCACAGCCTGGACAGTGCCACTGAGCTACCCGCGTCTGAGACTCCCAGCGGAACTGTAAGCTCCACTGCCCTCAGAACGTCCGTTTCCGGCGTCATGGCAGTGTCGCCAAGCAGCCGCTTTGTTGTTCTGATAACTGGCACGTCAACAACCACGCTGCAAGTTGTCGATGTCACTAACCCAACTGCTCCAACCCTCCGGGGCTCGTTAGTGACCTCCGTGGCTATTACCAGCAATGAGCAGCCCGTCTGGCTCTCGCGGTCCCCGTACTTGATTATCCCCACGGGGAACGCCAGTACCCTGGCAATTGTGGTTGATATGTCGGACCCGGACGGACCTACCGAAGCTGCAACCTTCGCTACCGCGGACTCGGACCTAGCCGACATGCGAAGCGTGTTTGTTACAAAGGACGAGAACACGCTGTATGCTGCGGGGGACGGGGGAGTTGAGGCTTGGGACATTACAATCAAGGAAGCACCCGTCCAGGTCTCCTCAGTTCTGGATGCCTCACGAGAGTGGGACGACCTGGCTGTTAATGAGGCCCGGGGCTGGATAGCGGTCTTTGAGCGTACGTCTACAACAAATATTGCGTGCCGGACTATTGACATTAGTGCGACAGACCAAGCCACTATTACAATCAATACGTCACAGGACATCCCAGGGACGTACCTGGACTCCGGCTGGGGGGTTTTCCGAATCCTAGCCGCCCACACAGACTCCGTAGCTGGGTTCTGTGGGAAAGGGAACGCTGCCAGCGGGCGATTCGTAGTCTTCGATCTAACGGACCTGACTGCCGTTACTATTAAAGAAGACTTTGATGTAGATGGGCTGGATACGAGCCTTCGGTGGTGTAAGATCCCCGACACCCAGCTCCGGGGATTCAACAGGCTGTATCTCCAGCAGGGCTTGGACACTGAGATTGAGATGTTCAAGCCAGAGACCAAGAACTGTCGAATTCCCTGTCAGTTACAGATTAGTCAGATACAGTTTACGGCGGGGGTTAATTCCTGTCCTGGCACTAGGGTTATTACTGGAATCCCGGTTGGCCATCCTACTATTGGTAATCTTAGTGCGCAGTTTCTTCAGGGGTACGAGCCCTATGACTTCGCTCTAGCGGACCATGGCCATGACGGCACGTATATTCGGAGAGACGGGACGCTCCCCCTAACAGCTAACTGGGACGCTGGGTCGTTCGAGATTCGCGCCCAGACGTTCCAGTCCGACGTGGCGACGGGGACCGCGCCGCTGATCGTGGCTTCAACGACGGCCGTCGCTAATCTCAACGCCTCCCTGCTTGGCGGCAATGCCGAGACGGCATTCGCGCTGCTGGCGGGCCGTTCAGGCGGTCAGACGCTCATAGGTGGTACGGGCTCGGGCGATGACCTAACACTGCAATCTACGGCGCACGCGACGAAGGGAAAGATCCTTTTTGGTACGAGTGCCTACGACGAGGTCAACAACCGCCTCGGAATTGGGACGGCCAGCCCGGCCACGCCGCTGCATGTGGTCGGGCAGTCAACCGTCACCGCCCAAATCAACTTCGCGCCGGGATCTGATACCGATATACGAATACTAGAAGTAGCGGTCACGGGAACGCCGCGCATTGATTGGGACGAATCGGGCGACGATTTCATCTTCAACAAAGGCATCCACCTGGGAGACAACGACATTCTTCGGGTCGGAGAAAGCGGAAGCGGTGACGGACAATTCTATCACGACGGCACGAATACGTTCTTCCAGAACAATACGGGCAACTTTTTTATCTGGAATAGCGCTGCCGGTAAAAGCACGCTTTTCTACACGGATGCGGCGGAGCGCGGGCGCATCACAGGGTCGAACCTTCTTTGGGGTGCGACGTCGGCGGGCGCGTCGGCGGCAAAGGTGATCGCGCACGGGATCGGCACCGCACCCTCATCCTCGCCCGCTGATATGTACCAGCAATATGCCGCCGACGCAGCAGGGGCAGGAACGTGCAGAGCCCACTGGCGAGATGAAGCAGGCAACGTCGTAACAACTCCTAACGGCACGGGCACGCTGATACTAGGGGACGGGGTGAGCGGCGGGCAGACGCTCATAGGAGGCACGGGCTCGGGCGATGGCCTGACGCTGCAATCTACGGCGCACGTCACGAAGGGCAAGGTGCTGTTCGGGGCGGCGGGGGCAACCGCTTACGACGAGGTAAACGAGCGGCTCGGTGTTGGCATCGCGGCACCGGACACCACCCTGCACGTACACAAAGCCTCCGCGGGGGCGGTGTCGGCGAATAGCGAAGCGGTGATGGCAATCGAGCACAACAACCACGCCGCAATCCATGTCATAACCCCTGACGCGAAACAGGGGTCGGTCTATTTCGGCTCTCCAAGCGACCAGGTCGGCGCATCGTTCAATTGGGTGTACTCCTCAAAGCTGATGACGTTCGCCACCCAGGTAGCCTCGTCCGATGGGCAGATTCGATTCAACACCGCCAACAACGCAGAGGCCGTTCGCATCGACCAAAACCGCAATGTTGGTATCCAGGCGACGAGTTTCGGTACCAGCGCCTCCAACACTCTGGCGCTGAGAATCGGTACTTCGCCGGGATCCTCGCCCGCTGACATCTTCCAGATTCACGCCGCCGACACGGTCGCCGGTCAAGCCAACTGCTACATGCGCAACGAGGAGGGCAAGAGCGAACAGATCACCGGCCTAAAGGTTCGTGTCTCCTCCCAGTTCGACAAAACGAACGCGACGCTCGCCAACATTACCGGCCTTTCGCGCAATGTCGAGGCAGGCAAGTCATACGCTTTCCGCGCCGTGCTGCATTTTGCCGCAACCGCAGGCGGTGGGCACAAGTACGCGATGGGTGGCACGGCAACGGCGACCGCCGTCATCTACGAGATCCTTTCGATCGGCAACGCAACGAGCGCCTTCCGCATCACTTCTCGTCAAACCGCGCTTGGCGGCTACGCGGGGAATGCCGGGTCGGTCGCGGGTATCACCATCATCGAAGGGCACATCACCGTTAACACGGCGGGGACGCTGGTGCCGCAATTCGCCCAAAACGCGGCATCGGGCACATCAAGCATTCTTGTCGGCTCGACGTTCGAGCTTATTCCAATCGGGAGCTAGCGATGGCAGAGCAGATTGATTTGACGACACGAGATCAAGCACAACCAGGAACCACCAAGTACCGACCGACCGACCTCTATCTGGATTTTGATGGCGGGCGTTTCTACGTGATCTTGCTCGGGGAAAACGGGGAGAAGCGGCAGGAGGATTACCGCGACGGGCAAGACGCATCCGGCAACGACGACTCCGGCTCGACCATCGCCACCGATCGCATGAAGGCACTCAACACCGCCAACTTGTCAACGAAGTCGCTGCTAAAGCGAATCATGGAGATGCTGATCAATGACGGACGCCTCACGGGAAGCATCAGTGGCACGCCCGACTGACAACCGCTGGCCCATCTCGCAAGAATCCCACGACGCGTTGCTCGACAAGATTCGCGCTGAGGCCAACACGAGGATACTAGGATGACAGATGAAGTTTTTCAACCCGAGCCCACACCACGGTCCTGGTCACTAAGCCCTGCTAGCCAGGCGCTTGTAGAGTATGCCGCTCAGGCAAGACAGCGAGCAGAAGAGAGATTCCAGAGTGCGATCCTGTTAGCTGCTAGGGCTGATGGGGTCCCGAATGGCGTCGCAATAAACCTTCAGGATGGGAAGTGGGTTAGTGCTGGAACTACGAACCCCGAGTAAAGCTTTCTTCCACGAAGCAAGAATGTGGCATGAGGATGAAGACCTCAACCACTGGGTGGGCTTTGGTCGAGGCTCCGCAGGGATAGTTCTGGCGCAGAAGGCCCTCACTGCCTTAGAAGAGAACCTTCCTAAAGATATCCGAATGTTTGCGGCGTGGGATGGGGCAGTCCCAGTAGGGCACGTTGTATTCTCCGACCTAGACGCCACAAACAAGTCCGGGGACGTACATCTAACAGTTGCCCCAAGCCAGCAAGGAAAGGGATATGGCCCACAGATTCTTTCCAAGGCGGTTGATATTGGGATGGAAGATGGGCTATACCGTATTACGTACCGACCACTTGTCTCAAATAAGAGGGCCATTGCCGTGGGCCTAAAGGCTGGGTTTAAAGTAGAGGCCCGTACCAAGTTCTCAGTGTGGACTATTGATGGCCCACAGGACCAAGCCCAAATGCGGGTAACTAAGCCCGAATGGAGAAAACGTGTTCAAGCGCGTAGTTAACTTTCTGTTCCCCCCCGAACTCGACCTGCTCAACGATGAGGCCGGGTTCATCTCAGCCTTGCTTGGTATTGGCCAACTCGCCGCCCCGTTCTTGGGCAAGCTTTTTGGTGGTGGTGCTCCCAAAGAGCGGGACCTGCCCCAAGCCCTGCAAGACACTTCTAAGATGACCAACGAGGCCTTGCAGCAAGCCCAAACCCTCCGTGGGGACATGGTCTTTGACAGCCAGGCTCTCAAAGACATTGACATTGCAAATGCTCGGTCTGTAGGTGCATTTGATCCCACGTCCTTTGGCTCCCAGTTTGACTTCCTCAAGCCCCAACAGGAGAAGTTTGCCAACGTGGACTTCGCGGCCAACCCCCTGCGCGAGTATATCAACCGCCAAGCGGGTATTGCTGGCCTGGCCCAGCAAATTGGCCAACAGTCGTCCCCGACCCAGCTTGGGATCGCTGACCTCCTGGCCCAAGGCGGTGAGACAGCGGGTGGGGGCTGGGGCGCAGCTGTTGGTAACACGCTCGCTAATCTTATGGGACAGCAGTCTCTAGGCCAAGGGATTTTTGCTCCTGGCGCTTTCGGTGGCGGGGGAGAACAGGTCCTGTCAGGCCCGCCTGCGCAGAACATGAACTTTTTGACACAGAGCGTTCCGACTGCGGCTGGGAGTATGGGGATGGCCCAAGAGAGCCAGTCAGGCAGATCGCCTATGGCCCAACTGCTTCAAATGCAGCAGATGAGTCCTCTTATTGAAATGCTTATCAAGTCGCAACTGCAAGGAGGCCGCTAATGTTTGGCCCGAGTTTCCCCGGGAGCTTCCGGCCCCCGCAGCCCGGCAACCAGCCTCAACTCCCCGGCGGCTTTAGGCTCCCGGGCCCTAGGCCGGGCCCTGAGATCCCCCCTGGCCCCTCGACAATGCCCGTAGGGGGAGGCGGGGGAGGCCCCCAGGCCCTTCCCACCCTGCCCAACCAGCCGTCCCCCATGCAGCCGTACACGCCACAGCCAGGTGGTGGGCTCTTCAACTTCTCGCCCCAACTCCCAGGCTTGTTTGGGGGAGGCCCAAAGCCCCCAGGCACTGGTCCGTCTATGGGTCCTGCGTTTAGCGCAATGACGCAAGGTGGGGGAGGCTTTGACAGTAACCCAACTGGGAATCCCGAGCTTGATGCTCTGCGCCAGCAGGCCGGAAACCAATTCCAGCTTGGTACTTTTGATTTAATGGACAAGGCGACTAACGACTCGGCTTTGGACATGTTCTATCAGGTAATCCGGGCCGCTGGTGGCGATCCGGACGCTCTCCGTGCAGAAATTGGGCCGGTAAGGTTCGGGGACCGCATGCGCGAGTTCTTTGGAAAGGGAGATACGCTAAACCAGTCAGGCAAGATCCAGATTGGCAATGGCATGACTATGAACTCCCTGCGAAGCCTGCAAGACTTTGGTCAAGGGGGAAGCCCTGCTGGCCAGACCCCCGTTGGCACAGGTGGGGCTGCTAATGTCGCTCCAGGCCCCAACGCCCCTCCCCCTGGAGGCGGCGGAGGAGGCAGAGGAGGAGGAGGAGGAGGGGGCGGGTTCCTTGGCTTCTTTGAGAAGCAGCTCCGTGACCTTTTTGGTGGTGGTTTTGGAATTGATGAAGACACCGCCAACGCCCAACGCGCTGCTCTAACATCCGCCTCTAACCGGAACCAGCAGGGCGCGTTTAGTAGCCTAGCCGCCCAGATGAATGCGGCGGGCGGGCTCGGTGGGGGTCGTCACGGGGCCCTTGGTCAGCTCATGAGCTCAGGGTTCCAAGAGAACCTCCTAGACCAGCTAGCTGGGTTTGACATGGGGCTCAACCAGCTCCAACTCCAGGACCGCCAGGCGGCGTTTGGAGCCGGGAACCAGTTTGCTGGCACCCGAGTAAATCAGCAGCTTGGCCTAGGCGATATTGGGGCACGTAACTATGCCACCCAGGTCCAACAGCAACTTGGTCAAGGCGGTCTCGACCTTCAGAGACTTCTTGGCCTGGGGAATATAGACCTCCAGCGAGAACTGGGGCTGGGCCAGCTTGGCCTGGGCCAGGGACAGCTAAACCTCAGCCAACAGCTTGGGATGGGTAACTTGGGACTACAGCAGAATAACCAGCAGTTTAACCAAGGACTTCAGACCTTCCTCGCTAACCTAGGCCTCTTCGGGGGCGGTGAATAAGGAGTAACTAGTGGCTTTCGCAGGCAAGCTGTTTAATGCGGCGTTCGCCCGCGAGGCGAGTGGGGGTATCCTTGAGGGCCAGAAACGCCAGCTAGACCTCCTTCGGGAGAAGCTCCAGGAGATTGCTACAACAGAGCGCCAGATGGCCCTTCAGCAGCTAGCTGGCCAACAGGCTGATGCCCGGGAGGTTTACTCCCAGTCCCAACAAAACTTCCGAACCAAGCTGAACGAGCTGGGGGCAACACACCGCACCGAGCTGACTCAGGCCGGAACAGACTTACGAGACCAACGTGGTATTGACGCACGGCGAGATGAGGCAGCTGCCGCACAAGGGATTAATCCCCTGGGGCTATCGTCAACAGAAGTCCTTGAGCGCCTTGCCAGTGCCAACCGCGCCAGGATATCGGCCGAGACCCTAGAAGAAGAACTAGCAGCACAACAAGCCCTGCTCCAATGGTCTATTGAGTTCCAAGAAAAGTCGGGGATGGCGATTGGCCCGGAGGTTCTTGAGGACCCAAAGGCCTTCCAGGAGTTCCAAGTTCGTTATTCCGCCTTCCAGGCTGAACAGGAAGTAGCGGAGGCGAGCCCGGTAGAGCTGCCTCTCGGGGTAATTGACCAGCTCACTGAGCTGGGTCCTGCGGCTGCGGAGCAGATTGATGGGTTTATCCGCTCCGTCCAAAGCCAGGGAGCAACAATTGATCCCCCGACCCTGTTCTACCTATCGGTTGCCAAAGCCAAGGCGCTCTCGCCTGCTCGGGTCCTAGAGGGCTTTGAAAAGGCAGCCGCAACCGTTAGAGCAGCCACCGATACAATTATTGGCTCTGTCTTCCCTGACAGGAACCTTCCTGGGGAAATGGCGCTGCTAGGAGACGATGACATTAAGGCGCGGTACGAGCAGGTAGTTGAAATGGTGAGGCAGCAATATGCTGATCCCGCGTTCAACTCCATGTTGAAGCTGTCTACCGGATTCAGCGTTCGAGAAGTCATTGGAGCAACCCCAATTGACTTAGCCTATTTCCAGCGCACTCTTGAGGACGTGAATAAGGAGCAGGCAGAAGGCGAAGAGTTCCAGTCACGCAGGGACATTCTCCAGGACACGTCCCGGCCCGCGGCTGCCCAGCGTTCCCAACTCCAGGAGGGGATCACCGCCCTGTTCCAAGAGGACTTGGCACAGATTCCGCCGGGCATGCCTCCTTCGCAGCAAGCTGCCGTCCAGGCCAATTTGTTCCAGCAATATGTAGACTTCTTGGAGGCCAAGGCTGGCTCCACGGTCCGAGAGCCGGGTGAAGAGTACTTGACGCCCCAGGACTACCTCGATGTGATCCAGCTTCTACAGCAGCTTATCCATCAGCTCCAACAACAACTATCCGCACCCCAACCCAACGTCCAGGCCCCCGCGCCGGGAGGTAGGTAATGCCCTCAGGCGGTATCCCTTCAATCCAAGAACGGCTCCGTCGCCAGAGGGAGACGCCTGACCAACAGGCCATCTCGTTACAAAGTCGGCTGCGCCAGTACCGAGGAACCCCGGTCCTGGACCCCGCTATCCGTGCCAGGAATGAGAACACGGAGTACGGAACTGGGTGGAAGACCCTTGACGGTGTCTTCTTGGCGCTTCAGGAAATGCAGCGGCCTCAAAAGGCCCTGTTCGCAGGCTTTGATTCCTGGTTGAATGGGTCCAACACAGCCGAAGCATTTTCGATTGCGGAAGATGAGTTACTTTGGGGCCGGGGGACAGGCAACTTCAAGCGCGACATCTCGGGCTACGACCTTCTCCGAAACATTACAACTCCGAAGGGCGACGCTATAAATAGAGTGAGCGCTATGGGCGGCATGCGTTTTGAACAGTTTATGCTTCCTGATGCACTTATGCGGCCAGCGGGACTGGCTGTTGATGTAGTAGCAGACCCTATCAACCTCCTCCCCATAGGTATTATGGCAAGCTGGGTAGGAAGAATGGCCCGGGGTGGTGGGGCGTGGCTCAGCCGCTCCGCCTCTCGTGTTCCAGTTGTTGGTCCGCTCAAGGAGCAGGTGGTGGACTGGGTCAAACAGGGTTTCTCCCATGCCCTTCCCGGGGACCCTGCTACCCGAGCCGCCCAACTGGGCGAGACGCAAGTTGGGTCACTGATGTCCGAGCATGCGGAGGTTATTGCAGACGACTTTGTTCGAGATTCCCGTTCGTGGCGGAAGATTGTTGAGGAGACCGGGCTGTCCGATACGGAGCTGGGCGAGATTGTCACGACTGCCGCGGCCAAGACCAAGATTGTGGACCCGGCCCTACTCCCCGAGGCCACCGAGAATACCATGGCCCGGATCTATAGAGACTACGGGCTAGAGGGCTACAATCGCTGGATGGAGACTGCGGGGCGGCGCGTGCTGACGCACGAACAGGCTTTGCGGCGCACAATCTTCAACGCGAAGCTGCCAGAGACTCTTGACGAGATAGCTAAGGGTGGGACCCTAAGCGCTGATGCCGAGAAGATCCAGGAGCTCAGGAACATGGACGTGTTCGGGGAGCTGGAGCAGGTTATCTTCGATATGAAAGAGCGGGGCCTGGAGCGCTTTGCGTACACCCGGGAACATCTCCGAAAGACCAGTGACATCGCAGACCCGGTCTTTGAGAGCCTGACACGGGACTATATCCGGATCGCCCCAACCCGGGCCTTTAGAGAGGCGATTGAGGCCGTGGGCCTTGGCCCTCGAAGCCAGGTGGGGTTTGGACTCAATCCCTTCTCGACCTCTGACCTCCACTCTACGCTCCAGGAGATGGGGATTGACAAAGCCAACCAGCTTCTTCGGACCCCCAATCCCAAAAAGCCGGGCCTGTCTCAATTCTTTGTCCGGCACCCCGAGACCAATGAGCGAATCTACATGCCCGTGCTGGAACAGGGCTTCCACACCGATCCCCGACTCATTGATGGGGTGCGGGAGATGTATGCCCGCCGGGCTGTTGAGTCCTCTATTGTCCTACAAGACCTAGTCCGGGGATTTGGGAAGGTTCTGGACGACACGTTAGAAGTCCCCGTGTTTGACAACTTTGGGCAAGAGGTACTAGACCCAACCACGGGCCTTCCACAGATGAAGATGATTCAGGTTTGGGCGGACTCCCCCCAGATGGCCCGGGCCCGGCAGGCCCTAGACCAGCCAGGTGGCCCACGGGCCGGGCGGGTTAGTGAGTCCCCGGGACGGCTTCAGGCCATGCCCGGGGAGGCTGTTACCCAAGAAGCCCGGCGGTGGAGCCTTACAAATGAAGCGTCGGAGTACCTAGAGAACGAGGGGCTGGTTCTCCTTCGGGGCCTGCGCGGGTTCGAGAACTCGGTCCTCCCCAAAGAGGCCGCGGACATAGTCATGGGCGTGAATGCATGGCGAGACCCCAAGAACGCGGTGGCACGAGGCCTTCTTAACGCCCTCAATACAGTGCAAAACACCGTATGGAAGCCAATGACCCTCTTCCTGTTCCCAGGGTACTTTGCCCGCAACGTGGTTACTAACACTTTCCTTCAGCACTCCATGGGCATGGGTATAAAGGACATAGTTCACTACAATGCCTGGGGCACTCGGCTTTTGTCCAGTGGCTCCCACGCTAACCGGGCCCGCCGGGCTATTGATGCAACGGCCCGGGCCATGGGTAAGGGTGGGGACTCCAAGGCCGTGTTTACCAGACACGCCCGCGGCTCTCGTCTGGTTGAGGAGGGGAAGCCCCTAGCCGACTCCTCTATCCGACTGGATGACCTCGTTGGGGGGATTTCGTACGACGACCTGCCCCTCAAGGACGACATCGCCCTCCTCCACCTGGCTACGGAGCTTGGGGTTGTGCGGTCGGGCCAGTACGGCTCAGGGGAAGTTCTTCGCAGCCTTGAGACCATGTTGGAAACTGCGGGAAAGAGCACCGCCCGGCGCTTTACCGGAATCACGGTCAACACGAACGCGGGGCTGGCAGCTGGGGCCGACGCCGCCCAGTTCCTTGAAGACTCGCAGCGCTTGGGCGCGTTCCTCTGGGCGCTGGAGAATAAGGGCATGTCAGTCCTTGAGGCCCGGGACTTTGCAATCCGCCACATGGTAGACTTTAACGCTATGACGGGCTTCGAGCGGAACGTGCTACGAAAGTACTTCATCCCCTTCTACTCCTGGGCCCGTAACTCGACCCCGCTCATGGCCGAGTCGTTCATCCACGACAACGCCAAGTGGCGGGTAATGAACAAGATCATTCAAGACCAGGAACGGGCCGTTGCGGAGCAGGATGGTATACTCCCCGACCGACTGGTGCCGGAGTATATCGCTAGGGGACTGAACGTCCCAGTATCCCGAGACCCCGAGACCGGTGAGTACCGGTTCTGGCTCTTGGATGGGTGGATTCCCCAGTCTCAGCTAACTGACATAGACTCGGTGGAAGAGCTTATGAAGTTCATCCCAGAGAATCTTGGGCCGTTGGTTAAGACCCCACTAGAAATTGCGTTCGGGGAGTCCTTGTTCCTGGAGAGAGACTTCGGCCTGGGCAACCGGGATTACCTGGGGCTTCGGATGCCAGAGTGGGCTATTACTGTACTGCGGAACGTTCGACTTCTCAATACAGCAGACTGGCTAATTAGTGCTGAGACACCCCAAGAGCGCCGTGATGCGTTCTTCCGGTTTGCTACCGGCTTCAATCGGGTCCGACTCACTAAGGGCCAAGCATCCCAAATCTACTCCGCGAAGTTGCGGCGTGAGGAGCAGCGGACAGCTGCCGCGGTGCTTGAGGCGGGCCGTAGCGGCAATCGAGATGAGATCCAAGCCTTGTTTGAGCGGCTTCAGAGATTCAAGATGAGAGGGCGATAATGGAAATTCTGTATGATGCAATGTGTCCAAAATGTAGTGCAGTCCAGGAGTACCGGACTACGTATGAGCGCCGAACCTTAGACCTTCCTAGCTGTTTGTCCTGTGAAAAAACTATGGAGAGGGTTTGGGTGGGAAGGGCTCCCTACGTGACCCCAGAGAGGATGTGGGCGGAGGGTAGCGTGGCCTCCAAGGGCCGTCGCGTCAAGATCAATGACTGTGACGACCCATGGGAAACGGTCCCCGGTCTTTCGGCTGAGCAGTCGGAGGAGTTCGTAGCCAAATCTAAGGAGTTTAAAGGGACTAAGCCCTTGAACTGGGGCGAGAGACGTGGTACAATAGTGTTTGACGCTGGAAGGTAACTAGATGACATTCGACCTGATTGACCTCCTAAAAGTGGGGGGGCCGGTCCTAACCTTAGCAATTGTAGTGATCTGGCTGAACGATAGACGCTTTGGCCAGCTTATCAAAATGGTCAGTAACCACTTAGAACACACAGATTCAAAGTTGGAGACTGTCGCTAATGAGACAGCTGGTACCAGGACTTCTATTGATCGCCTCATTGACCGCATTGACCGGATGCTTACCCGTGGTACCTATTGAGGAAGTAGCCGTGTTTGCTAAGACTATCTGGGGAGAGGCGAGGGGGGAGCCTATTGAGGGAATGCTTGGCGTAGCCTGGACCATTAAGAACCGAGCTGACCGCCCGCGGTGGCCTAACACGCTAATTGATGTGTGTCTCCAGCCTGCGCAGTTCTCGATTTGGAACCCCAAGGACCCAAACTTTAAGAAGGTGATCGCCGCACCTTTAGCATCTCCCGCTTTTTATCGAGCAGTATTTGTTGCACTGGGAGTTGTCCTAGGTTATCTAAACGACCCAACAAATGGTGCGGATCACTACCATACCAAAGAAATTGACCCGTCGTGGAATGACAACATGACCGTTGTCGCAGAGATTGGAAATCACATTTTCTACCGAGATGACTAGCCATGAAAGTCTTGTCTGGTGCTGTGCTGCTGCTGGCCTTTTTTCTCACCCCAACGCAGACGGACAAGACTGTGATTCTTCCCTACCTAGCCCGTGTGACCTACAATGAAACGATTGCTCCGGCTCCAAACACAGTCCGCCTAGGGCAACTGATAGAGCAAGTTGTAGACTATGCGGAAGGACGCTGTGCCTGTCTAATTGAATTGGCCTCAGCGAATTGGGTTATCGAGGTCCTTCCCTACGCAGAGTTTGAAGAGCGGGTCTTAGAAGTCTATGATCAACATGATCCAACAATTGCGGATCAGATCCGTGGGGAGCAGGGATTGATTGAGGGCCTGACCCTGCGCTCGGTCTCTGGCAGCCAGACTCTTTTCTATCAGTGGCCTAGTGACCCTTTGCTAGTCCATGAGCTGCTACACGTCCTTTACTCGAACGATCCTGAAGCCGTGACCAGAGGGAAGACCGGGGCTTTTGTAACCAGCAACCTTTACAAAGAGTGGCTACGTAGGAACTACTAATGCCTTTTGGACTTGACCCGTACCTGGGCACCCCCCCGCCTGGTCAGAAGTGGCATATTGTCGAAGACGACAAGGGTGGGTTCCAAGCAATGCTCATCCCCGAGGAGGCTGATCAGCCTCACCCGTTAGAGGGAGTCGCCCAGCTTGGAGACATGCTGGTTCAGGGCGGAACAAAGGTTATGGAAGGGTTCGGGGAACTTTCAGGTATAGCTGGCGCAGGCCGAGTGGCCCAGGGAGA